TTGCAGTGGTGCCGCTGTACTCCAACTGGATGTAGTTCCAGCCGTACAGGGTCAGGGTGCCGCTACCGGATGCCGGCCATGCTGCAACGGTGAAAGTGACTGTGAGCCCTGAGACGCTGGCAATGGCGTAGCGGCCTGGGATGCCAGCGGCGCCAGTGATTCGCGACAGTCGGACGCTCTGGCCGACATTGGCCGCTGTGAACGGGTTGGTGGTGGGGAAAGTGACTGTGACGCTGGTGGCGCTGTTGATTGTGTAGGACAGCGCCGCACCAATCAAATCAGCCAGCTCGTATCTGAATGTCTGGTTGGCGATCCTCTGAGACAGGATCACCTTCAGGCGTGCCAGCAATGAGCCTGAGAACGTATCAATCGAGCGGATCACCGTTTCGCTGTTGGCGGTTGTGCCGGTCGTGATGACAAGGTTCCCGCTCGACTGGTTCACCGTCATGCCGCTGCCCGTCTGCAGCAGGGTGAACTCCTCAGCCGCTTTGCCGACGATCCCGCTGCCGACTTCAGCAAAGCCCGCACGCATGAATACTGGGCTGGTGTTGATCACTTCTACAGGCGTGGCCCGCAGCTCGGTGTCTGTCAGTCCGCCACCGCCAGCCGGCAACACCACCGGCAGCCGGCCGCTGTCCAGCGCCGGCAGCTTCCCGTTCACTGCTGCCAGCGTCGTCTCTGTTGCGGCGCCAGTCGGGAGCGGTAGGGCGCTGGCGCTCACCGGCTGCGTGGCCTGCCAGAAGGTGCCAGACACAGGCACTGCAGTGGCTCGCAGCTCGGCGTCGGTCAGCGGGCCAGAGACTGCAGCAGTGCCTGTGATCGAGACGCTGCCGCTGATCGGCTGAGTCGCCTGCCAGAACGTGCCGCTCACCGGCACCGCCGTGGCGCGCAGCTGGACATCAGTCAGCGGCCCTGACACCGGCTGAGTCGCCTGCCAGAACGTACCGCTCACCGGTTGCGTGACGCCACTGCCATCCACCGGCAGGCGGCCGCTCACCAGGGCCGGCACCTTGCCATCGATGCTGCTCAGGCTGCTGTTGCCGGTCGTCTGATTCGCGGCTGTGGCAACACCGCTCACGCTCACCGGAACGGGTGATGCGCGCAGCTGGGTATCCGTCAGCCCACCACCGCCGCCGCCGGCAGCAGGATCGTCAACAAACACCTGCAGCCGATCCGCAGCGCTCATCGACTGCGTGCTGAACTCAAGCGTGAGCGTCGTGTTGCCACCGCCGGTGGTCAGCACCGCACCCTTCGATGGCACGTTGAACTGATACAGGATCGTGCCGCTGGTCACGTTCGTGATCAGCAGGAACTGCTCCAGCGTGTAACTGCCAGGCACCACCACGGTGCCGGCATTGGCGGCGCCTGGTGTGAAGGTGTAAGTGGACAGGAGAGTCTTGGCCATCAGCTCAGTGCCACCGCTACCGCTGTTCCATTATCGTCCTGCCCATCCACCCAGTTTGTGCCATCATTCACCAGCACATCGCCAGCCTGTGCGCCAGCCACGTCAACATCGGCAAGGTCGCCAAGTCCGAACTGTCGTGGATCCTGACCGGCTGCCGAGCTTTCCGGCGCAACTCGCATCAACATCAATTCGGTAAATTCGCCATCGTCAATCTTCATGGCATCGCGCACCTGATAGTTGATACCATCTACGGTCACGGCTGCGCCATAGATCAATCCGCCAAATTCAGAAGTTTTTGCTGTCAGCCTGTAGTCAGTGGTGATGATCATTTCACCAGCAACCACTTGACCAGGCATGTCAAGGATGCCAAGGCCGGTAACGGCGCCACTGGTAACAGTGACGCCGAAATCGGCCAGGAACAGAGATAAGTCCTCTGTTAGCGCCATCAGCCGTACTTCTTCAGGCCGAAGCCGAAGCAGGTAACAGCGCTGGAAGCGGTGCCCGTCTCAGCCGTGCAGCTAAGGCGGATGTAACGCTTCAGGTCGTCGTGGTTGAGCGTCTTCACTTCCTTGTAGGCAGCGTTGCCGATCGCAGTGAAGGTGCCGCCGGTCACAGCAGTGAAGGTGCTGTTGTCGGAAGATTCCTCAATGCGGAACGTCAGATCAGCGCTGGCGCCAGCAGCGGTGCCGGCCAGGATGATCTGAATGTCGCCGTCGTACTCAAGGAGATCGACGCCGGTCTGGTTGCCGGTAGCGGTGATGGTGGTAGTAGCCAGCAGCGTGAAATGCTGCAGCTTCTCAAGTGTCTGCTGGAAGATTGCCATTGGTCCTCTTGCGGAGTGGTTTGCGGAAAGGCTGCGGGCAAACTGCCGGGGCCGGCTCCACGATCGGAGCCGGCTGCGCTTTGCCCATGTTGATCAGAGCGGTGGCGTCCGATTGCTCGGTATCAACCACCTGCCCTGCCTTGACAGCCACGCCCCTGATGGACGTGTCCTTAAGGATTTGAATCAACATCAGAGGGTGTTGTTGCCGCGGCAGAAGCCCTCGGGATGACGGACCGCAAAGTCCACATCCTGCAGGGCCACCACGCGCACGGTGCCGCTGGTGCTGTGGGTGTAGGGATCCACGGTGAGATCCAGGCCGCTCCACATCGCCATGATCAGCTGGCTCCACACCGCAAAGAAGATGTCGTTGGTCTCAACCTGATTGCTGACGACGGCGTTGTAGCCGTTGACAGTGCCGCCAGGCTCGAACACATAGGCGCCGGTGTCGGTGCCCTTGTCCTTGGTCTTCAGAGCGCCGCGCATGGTGGCGTTCATCAGATATGCCATGGCGCCGATGTCGGCGTTGTCTGCGGCGATCTTGGATTCCATGCTCACCACCTCGGCATAGGTCGGGGTGTTGGCAGCGAAGTCCTCAGTGTTGATGCCGGTGGTCAGCTTGATGCCAAGCGGCTGGCTGCTGTTGCCCAGGCCGTAGAGGCCCACGCGGTCGATCTCAAGTGCCAGCACAGTGGCGAGATCCTGGCGAATCATCTGCTCCACGTCGATGCTGGCCTGCAGCATCAGGCGGCGGCTGTAGTCGGTGAAAGCGCCTACGGTTTTTGGCGAAAGGTTCACCTGATCGACGGTCTGCTGGCTCTCGGTGGGCGAGCCCGATTCAGCCACCCAGTAGGCGGTCGCCGCAGCGGTCTGGCGCGGGATGGCCACGTTGCCGGTCAGTCCGGTCAGGCTGGTGACGCCAAGGCCGGCCAGTGCCGAGCGGTTGCGCAGCAGTTCAATGAAGCTGCCGGGGCGGAAGTCAGTACCGACCAGATCGCCAGCGCCGGATGCGGTGCCAACAGTCAGATCACGGCGCAGCACCTCGCTCGGCACCATGATGCCCTGAGCAACCTTGCCGGCGCGTGCAGCGGCAGCCTCGGAGCACTCGCGTTCAAAGGCCGCGGCCTCCTGCAGCTTGCGGTCGCCAGGGTTGGCCAGTGCGTTGATCGCGCGCTGGAAGCTGAACTCACGGGTTTCCTTGGCGCTGAGGCCAATGTCGCCAGCAGACTCGGAAACAGGCTGCGCCTTGCTGCCAAGTTGATCGAGCACAGCAGCACGAGCCTCATCAAGGCTGCGGCCGGATTCGATCAGCTGGCGGCCAAGGTCGGCCATGCCGTGCTTTTCGGTGATAGCAGTGATGCCAGAGATGCGGGTGCGCTCAGCCTTGGCAGCCTCTGAAGCCGCTTCAGCCCGCACCGCCATCAGATCGGTGGTGGTGTCTTCCATGTCGGTAGAAGTTGGGACAAGTGATGCGGCTGTGGCCGCGACCGGAGCATCCATTGAACGCCCTACTCCGATTGTAGGGTCGGCAGGAATTGACACTAGCGATAGCTCGTGCGCGCTCCATCGCGTCACGATGAAGTCTTCGCCGCGCTGCTCCATATCGTTGATCGCATAGCCGAAGCTCACATTGCGCAGCACGCCATCACGAACGTCATTCATCACCTCCTGCGCAAATGGATTGCGGCTCATGCGCACGCGTGCGTAGCCGCGCTTCTGGTCTTCATCCACCCATGCGCGCTCAACCACGCCGATCAGCTTGTCGGGGTCATGGTTGAACAGCAGCGGCGCGCCATCGTTCAGCCGCGCAAGGTCTACGGCCTCGCGGGTGTGGGCCAGGATCTCATTGCCGAAGTAACGCGCAACGGGATACTCACTTGAAAATGGGAACTCAAGCGTGCGGTCATCTTCTGCGATCTGCGCTGAACGCGTGAATGACACCGGTTCCGAGCGCTGCATACGCTCACCGGTTGCCACTTCAAACAAGATCTCCTGCATGTCATTGTCGCTTAGCCACTGCCGGGCCTCGTCGGCGCTGAATCGTGCTGCATCAAAGCGAATGGCCTGCAGCTCGGTATTGCCATCCTTGATCCCATAGATGAAGTCAACACCGGGACCGCCTTCATCATTCACGCGCCGGATCTCATCGTATTGATCAGGATCGGTCAATCGCGCCGCGTGCTCATTGGGATACGGTCGTTCCATCGTGCGATCTTGCAGTGCCTTAATCCTATCGGCTTTGGATGTAGCCCAGCTTTGGCCAGCATCGCCGCCCCATGCCGCCCATGCCACGCGGCCGGGCGACGGATAGCCATCTTCACCTTGGCTGAAGCCCTGCCCTTGCTTGTCCACTTCATGCCGCGCAAACCAGGCAGCCATGGTGATCACGGTGTCGGGTGACAGCTCATCACCGCTAAGGATCTGCGATGCCCTGGTGGCTGCCACATCAGTGCCGCCCTGCTCACCATCAGCTTTCCACGCGCGGTAGCGCTCAGCCTCCTCGCGCATTCCAGTGGTTGGCATCAGGTTGATCTCGGTGCCGTTGACGTTGGCCATTAGATGCCCTGCTCCGGCGCTGCGTTTGCTTCTGGTGCGTATGGGTCTTGCGGAATGATTGAGCCCGGTGGACGCGCTTGCGTAAGGCCAGCATTGCTCACCTTGCCAGGATCAATGTCAAGCACAAGGCCATGCTTCTCCGCCAGCAAGCGCTCGGATTCAAGCTGCACGAAGATTTCCTCAAGATCCCCGCCCTGCTCTGCAACCACCTCGCCCAGCGTCTTGAAGCCGCACCGCACAGCTTCTTTGTATGCGGCCACTTCCTTGGCAGGATCAACCCATGCCCAGCCGCGCGGCATCCAGCGCGCAGCCTTAAAGCGATCGGGTGCCAGCTCGTAGCCGGGCAGTGATAGCGCATTGCTCAGCACCGCCAGCTCAATCCACTCATGGAACACGCGGCGATGGAAGTTCTCGATCATCCACGATTGCAGAATTCGCCAGTGGTCGCGGTCTTCAATCAGGCTCAGCCTGCTGCTGCTGTAATTGGTCTGACTGAAGTCGCGCGAGATCGTCTCGTAGCTGCATCCGATGCCGGCAGCCATGGCGCGCAGCATCGCGCGCAGGAATGGCTCGAACTGACCATCGGGGCTGTCCAGGCTCGGCACTGTGACCGACTCGCCAGGGTTGAGGTATTTGAAGACGCCAGGCTCGAAGTTCGAGACGCGATCACCATCCATCACGTCATCACCGATCAGCTCGCCCTCGGGGCTGGTGATGAAGCCCATCAGTGCGCTGCTGGCCCGTGCTCGCACCACCTCGGCCTGCTCGTAACCCGCCAGGTGATGCAGTCGCTGGATTGCACTGGCGAACCATGTAACACCCCTCGTCTGGCCGGGTCGCTCGGCGCGGTAAAGGTGAATGATCTCCTCAGCCGGGATGCGCTTGTGGCGCTGCGTGCTGATTTGCTGGTTGCTGAACTGGTAATCGCCCGGGTGATACGCCAGGAAGTGATACGCGATCGGCCTGCCCCATCCGTCAACCTCCACGCCCATGCGGATCTCATTGCCCTGCTGGCTGCGGCCATTCAGGCCATCATCCAGCTGGTCCGCCTCGATCACCTCCATCGCCAGCGGCACAGTGCTGCCACCAAAGCTCTGCCGCACAAGGCGGACGAACACCTCGCCGCTCTCGGCGCAGGCGCGGATCACTAGCCTTTCAATGTCGGCAAAGCTCAGTTTGCCGCCGGTGTGGCAATGCCGCGCAGTTGTCCACTGGCGCCATGCCGCCTCAATTGCATCATTGACCTGAGTGTCAAGCCTGCCGCCGCGCTGCATCCGCACCTGCGACTGGAACGGGATGCCCTGCCCGATCACATTGCCTTCAATCGCGCGCAATGCCTGCCGCGCATAGTCATTATCCCGGCACAACTGCCGCGCACGATCGCGCAGCTTCTGCGCTGATCCATAAATCTCACTGTCGGCGCTGGTGTTACCTGTCACCCAGTCCGCAGTCAGCCTGCTGAACTGCGCGCCTTGGTACATCCGCCGCCGTGGTGCTGATGGTGCCGCTTGTTGCCTGCGCTTCTTGGCCATCAGCTGAATCTCACGAATAGGTTGTGGGGATTGCCCAGGCCATTGGCCGCCAGATCGGCAGCCTGCTCACGCTTCACATCAGATTTCAGCTTGGCCTCCAGCTGCAGCAGTTCTGTTAGCGGCAACTTCTTCAGCCGTCTGCTGCCGATGGTGTACTCAGCGACCGCGCCGCCCGATACCATCGCGCGGATCGCAGCCTGCACCGCATCAAGATCCTGCTGCGCCTGGCTGCGGCCATCAAATGCACCAGGCGTGCCGGCATAGTTCAACGCCGCCAGCACCTCAAGCTGGCCAGCGCCAAGCGTCAACTTCTCGCTACCGGCAGTGGCGATTGCCTGCCAGTACCATTGCCCTGCATCAAACCCGACGCTGGTGGCCGCGGCGATGGTCAGCTCCCACCCTTGGCCGTATGCACTGCCGGTGATCGTTGCCCCTTCGCTTGCAGTATTGGTGCGCAGGTAATACGTCAACGTCCAAGTGCTGCTAGTGACAGCAGCGCCAAACGCATCCACGCTGGCATCATCCCGCCATTTCACCGTGTCACCGGCTCGAATTGTCGCAGGGATGTTCACCGTTACCAGTTGCTGAGGAAGGCCGAACCAGCCTTAGCTGATCTTAGCGATGGCTTAGCGCGTGCTTCTGCTGGCTTGTCGAGTTGATCCCATATCGTCTTGCGGTCGTAGCGGGTGTACAGATGGCACAGCGCCGCATAGGCATAGACAAGGCAGTCCAGCGCCTCATTCCGCGCTGATGGCTTCTTGACCCATTCGCGCACCGGGAACCCTGAGCGGTTGTATCGCATCACTTGCTTCTCAGCGGTCAGCTGCTCGAAGTAGTCCACCGTTGCATCCATGTGGAAGTGCAGGTAGCCGGGCCCAGGCTCGCTATGCCTGATCCGACCAAACAGCGTGGTCTTGATCGTGTCGCTGCCGACCGGGTGCACCACCGCGCCGCGCTTCATGGTCTGGCCCTTGGCGTTGAGATCCACCTTGCTGCCCTTGCCGATTGGTGGCTTGCCGCGCTGGCTAGCGCCTTTGATCGCAATCACGCCCTGCCTGCCGCGCTCGCGTGCGTACTGATAAACCTCCGCCGTGAAATGGCCGCCGCTGTCGATCGCCACCACATGCGGTCGGATGCCGTGGCCCAGCGCGTGCGGCCACTCGCGTAGTACCAGCTGATCAAGCTGCTTCCAGAGATCTGCGCGGCTCGGGTCGCCGTGGATCTCCTGGTGGTCTAGCAGCCAGCCTTCCTCATCGCGGCCCCACGCCCAGACGCTGATCGCCAGGCGGTTGTCCTGCACGTCAACGCCGACCGTGACAGCTGACGCACCATCTGGCACAGTACCGGGCTTGTAATGCTCGCAGCGCTCCATCAATCCAGTGGCGCTCACCTTGCTGGCGTAGTCCTCTGCGAACGTCTCAGCCAGTCGCGTATTGACGAAGCTCTTAAGCATCGGCGCATCCGCCTTGCTGCGCATGAACTCGTCAACCATGTCGCCCCAGCTCAGCCAGCCGAGCGGTGAATAGAGTCCACTCAGCTGAAAGCCAGCAGTCTTACCGCCATCGCCAGGCGCAGTAGCGCGCCATTCACCATTACGCAGCAGGGCAGGCTTGTGCAGTTCCCCGAATCGCTCTTTGCACGCCTCGCATTCGTATGCCGCGCTGCTCGGATCATCCTTCTCCCACTTGAGCTGCGACCACTTCAACCATTGCATCGCGCCGCAACTTGGGCATGGCACAAAGTAACGGCGCTGATCACTGCGTTCATACTCCGCCTCGATACGACTGAAGTCCTTGATGGTCGGCGTACTGGTCAGCAGGATCTTCCGCCGCGCGAACGTCGTCGCTCGTTTCTCGGCCAGGCTGACCGGATCGCCCTCGCCGTCAACGTCCAGAGGGAAGGCGTCCACCTCGTCGAGGAAGATGTAGCGGCACGGCGTCGATCGCAGCCCGGTGGCTGAGTTACTGCCGGTGAGCAGGAGCATTCCACCTGGAAACTCCTTGCTAAACATCGTGTTACCACTGTCCCTGCTGCGGCTTGGCGCGATCCGCTCCGCCAGCACTGGCGTATCGGTGATCATGCTTTCAAGGCGCTGCTTGCTCAGGCGCTTGGCCATCTCAACTGTGGGCTGTACCGCCAGCAGTGGGCCCGGTGCATGATGGATGACATACCCGAGCCAGTTGCTGCCGGCTTCGGTCTTGCCGGTCTGCGCTGCGAACATCATCACCACACGCTGCACGGTGCTCCCTGTGCTCAGGCAGTCCATCGGTTCGCGCAGGTATGGCGTGCGCCCTGTGCGCCATGGGCCCGGCTCTGCGCTGGCCTTGCTGCTCAGCATCCGATACTGATCGGCCCACTCGCTGACCGTCAGCTGCGCATCAGGTCGCAGGCCATCAAGGAAACCGCCGCGGTATGCGTTCATTCGCTCAGCTCCGACAGTGCCGCGCGGTGCTCCTGGCTGAGCAGTTCATGGATCACCACCGGATCCGTCTCGCCCGCCAGTTGGTGGCTCAGTCGGTCCGCCAGGTTGGCCAGTGCTTCGCGGATGCTGCGCCCCAGCGCGAACGCTTCCTTCTTCACCTCATCGGCGCTGATCAGCTCGCGGCGTTGCTGGCTCACCTGCAGCTTGGCCAGCTCGGCCTGGTAGTGCTCACGCCTTGCGCGGCTTTCATTGAGGTCTGGGATCTCATCATCCGGCAGCGCCTCCACCCGGCGCTTCAGCTCGCGCGGTGTTGGGTCCGCCGGTGGTGACACCTTGCTATTGGCTGTGGCTCTCGTGTTCTTGTTCCACAGCTCCAGCGCCAGATCACGGTCCAGCCACCGCTGGCCGTCCTTGTCAACGATGGCAGCAGCGATTCGGCTTTTGCTTGCGTGGGTAACCGCGCCTTTCGTGCAGCCCTTCAAGATCGCAAACTCAGCAAAGCTGACAAGCACGGGTAGTTTAATCACTAAACCGATGCTAAACCCTCGCTAAACCGCCTGCCCTCGCTGCGCCGGGATCCCTTGCGGCGCAACGGTTTAGGCGGTTTAACGTCTGACGCTAGTTGAATGGCGAGATTTGAACTAACC